ACAGTAAATGCTGAGGTTATTCCAAGTGTTGCTCCAATTGCAACACTCTTGGACATGGCTCCTGTTCCACTGTAATTAGTTAAGTCAAATGCACTACTTGATGTAGTTTTTACATTTAAAGTAACTTCAAAATCAGATCCTCCATACATGGTCAAATTTAGACCATATGGAACTCCTGAGTCTTTATCAAAAGTGATGTTCTTACTAGCCATTAGGGATGCCTATAACTTGCATTGTCTCTTGTTGTTTATAATAAAGTTTGCAAAATGACTTTGCAATATTCTTTAGAGTGTCACGGTCTTCACAATTATCTATGTCAGTTGCAATCTTCTGATATGCAAAACTTTTTGACAAATTAGAAAGTTCAATTTGATCGGGATCCATTGAGTAACTCCTTAAGAAGGGACTTGATTTCATTTATTTCACCCTTTATATTAGCAACTTCTTCCTCCATTGTCTGTACTTTCTGATTCTTTTCAGATTTTACCTCACGTCTCGATAAGTATTGTTGATACTCCATACTATTTACATTGAGAATTGCATTAGTCTCAGGATCTCTTGCGAGATCCTTATGACCCTCTAATCCATAAAAATCCATTATGCTAATGCGATGACCCTAAGTTCCTTAATTATAGGAACAAAACACTGATTTGTTGAAGTAAGATTTAACTTAATTCTATAAGTTCTAAATGAAGGAAGTTGATCGATTGTGAAAGTATATTCTTTATAATCGACCTTGGCAGCTTCAAATGCGAGAATATTTGATTTAGTCACGAATACATCAGATTCACCATTATTATTTTCTGATGCAATCACTTGACCTCTAGAATTAAGATTTCCGTATCCAGGGAATGGTGTAAATACGGGTTCTAAACCAGGTTTATTATTAACTGCAAAGAATCCTCTAATATCAGACGACTCATCAACGTGAGCAGCGACAATTACTTTTATTGAAGTTGCAGAATTTTCAAGGACAATTTCATTTGAGATATACTGACATGCTGTAGGATCTTCAGTTAAAGTATTCACTCTTGAATCAGTAGCATAATTAGTAACAATGTCATTAACTCTGTTAGAAGTAAGAATTGCACTAACTCTTTGAGAGTCAATCACAGGACTTACTCTAGTATCAGTCGTATTTAAGAACAATCTCATGTTCAAGGATTTGTTACCTTCAACATTTGTTAATTGCAAATCTTCATTTACTTTAGATGCAATCATTCGTGGTGTATCAAAATAATTTTTCTGATTAATCGTAATATCTTCAAAACCAGCATCAATATAAGGAATTTCATTACCACTGAAACTCTTACTAGTTGTGGTTCTTACTTCTGCAGTGATTGAAGTTGCAGGGACCGTAAGATTTTGAACACTAGGAGTGATGATTTCAAAAGGCATATTTTGTGTAGCCCTTACTTTATAACCACCAGAGTTTTTGGTATTTCCAAGATACAGTTTGGGGAATCCAACATCAGTGCTTCTATTGGTGCCAGTTGTTGCTGAAGTATCAATTTTTACTTGATATGAATCAAATGTAAATGGATTCAGATTTGTAACATCACTTAAAGCATGAGTTCTGTTGATTCTTTGGAGGTTGACTCCAGCAAGTTCATATTTATAAACAGGTGTGCCAACTGGATATGTCTTTGGATTTTCTCCTCTGACAATATTGCCACCGAGAGTATTTCCAGAAACGTTAGTGTATTCAATAATTTCATCACCAATTTGAACATAACCAACATTAGTTGTTCCAACACCAACGTTCTCAAATGTTGTGAAAGATGATGCTACAGAAACTGCTATGGCATCTGTTGAAGATGCATCATATGATGCAGTAAGTGTTGTTGGTTTAATATCACCAACAACTCCAGAAATTTTAACTGAGTTATTACTGAAGTACATTCCATGATTTTGATGATTAATTGTTAAGTGTAAACCATCGGACACTTCATTAATTGAAGAAATTTGAACATCACCACCAACACCACCTGGAATACCATAGTTCAATTCAGTATTAATTCCTGAGCTATTAACGTACATCAAAGTATTTGCAGCACCTACAACAAATTCACCTTGAACATCATTTAAAACAAGTTCATTAGTATGACCTATACCTGCAATTGTAAGTCTTGCATTTCTACCGATAGTTGCAACACCAACAGTGGTAATTCCAAGAACATCACCAACCTGATATCCAGAACCACCACTAGATATTGTTGCACCACTTGCTACGATTGAACCATTACTAATTGTAATATCAGCAGTTGCACCTCGGCCATTACCAGTAATAGTTACAAGGTTAACTCCAGAGTATGTAAGTGATCCTGAAGCAGGTGTGTATCCAAGTCCTGCATTTGTTATATCAAGACTACCAGTTGCAGAGCCAGCAGTTCCAACTAAATTACCTGTCGCATTTGTGCCTTGTTGTGAGAATGTGTTACCAATCTCATAACCTGAATCTGCAACTGTTGTTCCAAGTCCAACTCTAATCTCTCTTGAATTGATATTGATTGGGTCTGGAAGCAGTTTTGCAATCTGTCCATTACCTTGAGTGAGTTCTGGACTGTAAAACTCAACTGAACCATTTTCAATAAAGTCTGCTCTATAAAGAGTGAACTTCAAATCTTCCCACTGACTTGGTTCCCAAGTTGAAGCATTCTGAGATTTAAAGAGTGAACCAAGATATGGTTGGTTAGAAATAAAGGTGTCAGTCAGAAGATCACTTTCACCAATTCTAGAGATGTAAACACTATATTTGGTGGAGTTAGATGCTAAACATACGGCATATTCAGTACCACCCTCAACATATACAGGTGCCTTGAATTGAATATTAGTTGCAAGTGAACCATCTGCTGATGTAATGACATCAGCTGGGTCAAGAACTACTTCAGAGAAAGGAAGAACTTTTGCTGATGGAGCACCATTAATCATTGATCTAAGTTGGAAGACAACTGGAATATCCATGTCGTCCTTTGTTCTAAAGAAGACATCACAACTAGTAAGGAATACACCAGTTGAGTCTTCTACTAAGAACGACTGTGCAAGAGGATCATACCATTGAACTTGTACTCTTCTAGTTCCTGTTCCTCCAATTACTCTGTCAGATACTACTTCTGTTCCAAGATCTCTATTAACATTTCTGCTCTGGAATTCATTTTTAAGTTCGACTCTTGCATTTCTAACAGAAATAATATTTTCTTGAATAGTTTCAAGTGTACCCGATGCAGAAAATCCTTCTTCAGCAATTGTTAATGCAGCATCTTGATTGTTATCAATATCATCTACAAGAGTAAATGTTTTTGTTCCAGTTTCAAATCTAGGGAAATTGACATTATTTGGGTTTGGAATGAAATAACTTCCAATACAAGTTGCCGAAAGATCAGATACGAGTCTTACATTTGTAATGGTTGCTTGAGCACCACTTGTTTTACCAGTAAGAACCATTCCACTTTCAACAAAACCGAAGAAATCACCTCTTGCCTGTGATGCAAGTGAAAAAGTGTCAACATTCAAAATATTGGAGGTTGATGAATATGCTGCAGAGAGGACTTGATTAGTGTATGGGTTTTCTGCAAATGTCTTCGTTGGAGTGTCGTAAGGACCTTCTCTATGATTTGATTGAGCAGCTCTAAATGTAATACTTGGAGTGGTTTCACTTGTTTCTTCTGCTAAACCAGTTCTAAGAACAGAACCAATAATAGTTTCACCAACCTGGAAAGTTCCAGATGTCATTGAAATCTCAAGAAGTTTTGGAACACAATACTTAGTGACATCAACACCATCAAAGAATGCATAAAGTCTAGTAAGTGGTTTGACTCTCTTAGAAACAAATTCAACATTTCTAGATCTCATGTATGGAATAAGATCTCTACTTACAACTCTATCTCCAACTGACGTTTGATCAAATTGTTCAGTGACAATAGTTCTCACTCCCGAACGAGATCTTGTACCAACTTCAGTTCTTGTTCGGAGAACCTCTTCTCTTGTTCCAGTACCGACTTCAACAAATTGTTGAGTCCATGCACCAGGAACCCATCCTCTACCATCATGAGCACGTCTACGAATTGGAGCACCACCTGGATCATTATCAAGTACTGTTCTTCTAGTAGTTGTTGATTCAGATACTCCTGTCCAGTTTGTCTCCCATGAATCCCATACAATAGGACCAAAACCAGTTTGTGGGTCTATAGTTCCATTTTGAGCAAGAGTATTAAATGTTTCGGCATAGTTACCTTCAGTTTCAATAATCTTTGCTTCAAGTCTAGTTGTATCAACCCAGTTATCAGTTGCTGGTGTAAGTTCAAGAGTACCGTTCCAGAAACTAATTAAGAATGGAGTTACACTCTCTGATCTAGTTGCGAATGATTGCTTGATAAACTCTACTTCAGAATAATCAAGTGTTACAACATCATTTGCTTTTCTAACATTGTTACCTTCAATGGCAGCAAAATTTGGATCATCATTTGTATCGGGGTCTACAACTGGACCAAAAACAAGATCTACAGAATTAGTATAGTGTTTAGGTCTTAAAGCGTTAACCTTTCTATCAATTGAATTTTTAATATCTACTGTTTGTTCTTGTGGTAAGAAATCAGAGAAATTATCTACAAAGAATCCAGATTTAAATCTGTTAAGACCATCAGAATCAGGAACAAAAAGATTTGCAGTTTCTTTTTCAAGAAGAGATAAAGATGTATAGTATTCAAGACCTCTGATTCTATTTTCAAGTTTTTTGATATCCTGCATACGATATCTTTTGTGCTCTAAGAAAGACAATCTTGCATTTCCTGGAGTATAGAGATATGCTGGAAGTTCTACAGTACAAATTTCAATTGCATCATCAACTGCCTCTGGTGTTTGCGGATCGTCTGATGGTGTTCCATATATTACTTGGAATCTACCATCTTTAGTCAAGAACACCCTATCAATTCTTCCTTGATAATATGAAACATCTGCAAGAATTGCCTCATCTGAAGCTAATGGATTTGCTGCAGTCTGTCCTGAATTATCAAATGATCTTCCTAAAAATTCTAATGGAGATCTAACAGATTCAGAAACTGTGTAATTTGACACCCTTGGTCTTATATCAATAATATCAGTTACTCTTCTATCATCGACGAGTTTAATTTCCTTAGTGGAATAGTCAAATTGATTATAAGAATTAACTGTAGTAATATCACCATCATCAGTGCTATCAAAAAATGCACTCTTAAAGTATACTTTTAGTTGTTTAGATGGTGAAATAGAATCTGCATTTCTCTTGATAGAACCAACATCATAGAAAGTTCCTTCTTGACCTGATCTAAACTTATAATTTGAGGAAATATTGAAACTTGGAGTCGAAAGATTAGAAACTATTCCTCTAACAGAGGATTCTTGAGACTCAATCGTTTCACCTTCTATGAATACAAATTCATTTTTTGAAATGTACTCAATTGTCGTATTATTTGTTTTAGTTGCAACAATTGCAACTGCACCACTAGTCTGACCGATTATCTGCTCACCAATTAATAATTCTTCTACAGTTGTTGATGCACTGTTAATTGTATTGAGGGTCATCAAAGGAGCAGAAGGTGCTCCAGTTCCTGCCGATTCATAAATTCCATGAATTTCAAGAACATCAGGAACATTTAGTGAAATGACTTCATCTTCAACTCTTGTTCCAAATGGATAACTTCCATATGTCAGTCCATTATTAAGGGTAGTGGATCCAATTCCAGAACCTTGAAGTTTTGATTTGTCAACAATAACGGAATTGACTCTATTTTTAATTTTAACTTTTGCCTTAGGTTTTAACTTTCTTAAAGTAGCAACAAGAGTTGCTTCGGTATCATTAGTGCCTAAATTTCTAATTTGAAGGGTAGTTCCATTAGCACCGATATCAAATTTATCTGAGGTGAGAGTTTCTGTTGCACCATCAGATCTTGTAAGCAAATATCTTTCTTCATCAAAGGGAAGAAATGTTTCGTTAGTATCTGCTACAATTTGTGTAGAAAGTTGATTACTAGCAATATTTACAGTAAATGTCTTTCTAATTGTTAATGAAGCATCTGTTAAATCAACATTTGAAATGTTAGCTTTAGCAAGTGGTGTGTATAAGGTGTTATCAGAAACCGATGATAATTTTGTAGTGAGTACCTTTAAATCTGTCACATCTAAAGTAGATGATGGAAGGAATCCACTTGAGATTCCTGCTACAGCAGTTGTTGTGGCAACTGTGAAATCTGATGCACCAACACTGACAACTCTTGCAAAAATAGGATCATTATTTCTACCCGCAGTTGTATCAGTGTACTCTACAATATCATTTTCTTTAATTAAAGTTCCTGGAAAAAGTGGATTTCTTGCCTTGACAGTACTAATACCACCAGATAAAGGACTTACAGTTGCAATACCTACACTAAATCTTGTTTCTTGAACAACATCAGCACTAAATGTGTTAATTCCAATTACACCATTGTTAGTGCTGTAAATAGATTTAACATCAGAAATACCGTGCTCGGTAACAGCAATTGCTGTTCTACCATTTTGAATACCATTAAAAATTAAAGATTCGTTTGGTATGAAACTTCCTTCGGTTTCATAAACTGTGACAGCCGTTCCAGCAGAAACTGCATATCTTAAGAAACCTGTAGCACCACTATTTGCACCTTTCACAAAAGTTGGAATACTTAGTGTTTCTGCTCTGTTTAGTGATAAATCAACAGTTGTTTGAATATCATAGAGTGATAAATTCCATTCATTAAGATCCGAGTTAGTTGCATCATATGAACCAGATTCTAATTTAAAATCATATACTCTAGCTAATCCAATTTCTTTACCAGGAGCAGATTCTTGACTAGATCCAACCCTCTGATCTCTTAGACTTACGAAATAAGTTCCAAATCCAACAGTTGGAGATCTAAAAACTCTATTTACGTTGAGAGTTGGACCTGTGTTGTAAATTATATTTTGATTTTCTAAAGTTCTTGTTGTTCTTGGTTTTTGTACATCAATATAAACAGCATTTAGAGTTTCAATTTCATAACCCTTAACATATGCTTTACCTGGGGAAATCTTATAAAGTGCTAAACTATCAGATGCAGGGATTCCTCCTGGAGTAAATTGTCCTTCTTGAAAAATTCCTCCATTACCAATGTTATCATTAAGTGAGTTTAATGGTGTTACATCAAAAGGTTTTACATAATAATTACCAGACTCATCAAAAGTTCTTCTTGCTAATACGTCATCAAAATTACTGTTACCTGAAGAACCTGTTCCAAAAACACCTTTCTTTGCCTTTGTTCTTAAAACACCGTTGACAACTGTACCCAGTTCAATGAAATTATTATCATTGAAGTTATCAAGACTTTTTTTGAAAAGACTTAAAGTTATCTTTAAACGGTCTGCACCAGGTGCTGAGTAATTGTTAAATCCTTGAGAATTATCGTTAAGTGCTTCATCAAGATCAGAAGTAATAATCTCTTCATTTATAAAGAGACCAATTCTATAGTTTGGAGTGTTAGAATATTGATCGAGAATTAGTGTTTCTCTAGCAACATTTACAAAATTTCCTCTAACAAAATAAACACCTTCTTCAATCTGAAATGATGATCCAACTGCATTAGCACCGGTTGTAAGTGCATTTGCAAAGGGTGTTCCTGCAACAATTGTTGAATTACCTAACAATCCAGAGGTAATTATTTCATTGCATGATAATAACTCACCGTCAGTAAACTGTTGAGTTGAATTATTTGCAGTACTTGAATTTAAATAGTTGATATAAAGTGTCAGATTTCCATTGTCAGAATTTTCTGGAAGGAGAATGCTGTCAACATATGCACTGACTCCTGATGATTGACCAGTAATTTTAGTTCCAATGAGTTGATCTGCATATGCAGACACAGGAACCCCTTGGAAGGTATTTTGTAACTGAACACAGTAATATGACTGACTATATCCCGTGTTTCCTGGTATTACCTTTGCACCTTCTTTGAAAAAATGTTGACCAAATCTTTCAATTTGATTCTGAAGGATTGATTGTAAATTCGTTAGTTCCCTAGCCTGAATCGGATATCCAGGTTTGAATAATACCTTATGATAATCGTTCGCTGGATCAAAATCGTCAAAGTATGGAGCTACGTTGAGGTTCGTTTGTTGAGGCATAATTCTTTAGAACTGCAAAATAACTTTTATGTCTTCCTTTTGGTTCACTGACCTTGTAATTGATGGTCGATTGTCAACGTAAATAATGTTTCCAGAATGCTTTTTGACTTCTGGATCTGCAAGACCACTAGTAAAACTTTGACCAAGATAGTATGTACGATTATTTATTACGGTAGAAATACCTGAGAAAGAATCATCAATAGTCAAATTTTGTCCTGATGAGGGGACGATTGTTAACGATCCTCCAGTTCCTGGAGAAGCAGTAAAATCTTGCAACTCAAATCCATAAGTAGGTTGTGTGTTTGCAGTTCCTACAGTATTAAAACCTGCTAAAGATCTATCCTGCCAATATTTAAGAACACCTGTTGTTTGGTTGTAACTTACGACTCTTCCGACAGCAGTGGTGCCAGTGGAAATTGTTTGTGTAAAATAAGAATCTGCAGTAAATGTAGCAGTACTATATCCAGTTCCTACAAGTTTGAGAGCACCTGTTGCACTTGCTTTATCGGCAGAAAGTAAAGTTGTTGAACCGAATTGCTCAGGATTTTCAACAATACCAATTCTTGCGATTTGATTTCCTGTAATAAAATCTGGATTTTGATTGTCATTTTCAATTCTTGAATACATCAAGACATTATATGCACCAAGTTCTCTGTAGATATCGGCACCATGACCACCTTGTGGAGAAATGATTACATCAAATGCAGGTCTCGTAGTTCCTGTAGGAACACCACCTGCAACTAAATCAACACTACCAAAAGTATATCCAGAACCCTGATTCGATACTACAACTGAACTTACTTGAGAATTAGCATCAATGGAAATAGTGCATTGGGCACCTGTACCATCTCCTTTGATGGGAACAGAGGTATAAGTTCTACTAGCAGTTCCTAATCCAACTCCCTTATTAGTGACAGTGACAATTTTAATACTTCCATCAACTGCATTATCTCTTACTGCAGCATTATCAGTTGCTGTGCTCCAATTTTTAGGAACTGGAAGATATTGGGTAGATTCAAACTTAGCAACATCACTTGGTTTGATCGTGAACAAATATTTCCATATGTAACCATCACCACTATTACCAGCAGATCTTGGTTCTAAATCAGTAAAAGTTGGTTCATCAAGAGAGGGTCTGCCATTTGGATTATCAGGATCCATGCCGTTTTGAAGGCAAATATAAACTCTGAAATCACTATTCATTACAAAATAGTTTGCCAAATACAGATTCGTAGAACCCGAAACTTTAGCAGTATTTGTTCTGCTATAATCATGACGATACATGTCATAAGAGGTTCCAGAAGTCCAAGTTCTCTTAGGAACAACCTGTCTAACGTCAGCACTGTTAATCTTCTTCAGGGCAACCATTGTGTCCCAATAGTCATTCTCCTGGTCAAAGTTATCCTTTGGTGCAGGAGGATCACTATCCCAATCACTTTGGTAATCAGATGGATTAGGAAGACCAATAAATGAATAGTAAGAATTACTGGAGCTCTCTACTCCAGCAACAAAGTTTTTTGCATTTAATATCCTAATCTGGTCCGTTATAATGGCAGCCATTTGACAGAGAATTTTTATTTATTTATTAGTGATCTATTGACGGTTTGTCACCATCCTATTTGTTCTAGGATATTTTACTCCGTCAGTTGTTGCTTTTCTGGAACTGTATGAATATCTAGGAATAGTTACTCCAGTTTCAGTTCTTTCTTTATTGTAAAAAAGGTAATTATTTCCAGCACCTTGAATATCTGTATTATCTGTAAAACCACCGCTAGTAGTCGTCATTTGACTCGTTTTTCGATGTTGTATTAAATACTCTTCGATGTCACTTTGATTCATATTTGGATATTGCTCAAGTAAACATGCTAGAACACCACAAACTTGAGGAGATGCCATACTTGTCCCATTATATTTTGCTAGTTTATATGAGGAATCTCTTGTATCATTGACAGTTGTTACTGAACCTCCAGATACTGTGCCATCATTAACAGCAGAAATTATATTAGATCCAGGAGAAAATATATCTACCCTAGGCCCACAATTACTAAAGGTTGCTTTAGATTCATTTGCTAATGCACTAACTGCACCCACACATATTGAAAGTCTCTGTCCACCAACACCAAATTTGGCACCAGAAACGTTCCAACTTCCCCTATGATAATTGTATCCCGTGCCAGAATGTGTTATAGAGTTGTCATAATCATCACCACCTTGAATGTCAATTTTTGTTGAGTCATTTCCTGCTGCACCAATAAAAATTATTCCAGCGTCTACGCAATCCTCTATGTCCGCAACAAGAGATGAGACATAAGCACTTGCATAAACATTTGTTGCAGTATAATCTACTATACCATATCCATTTAAATCCGAATCAGAAAATGGAGTTGAAGAACTTGTGGTGCCTCTATATGTGATACTTGAAATATTAGATCTTGTTAGTGTATAATATCCACCCCAACTATTGTTTACAATTGTTGGATTTACCCTTCCAGTATCTGAGTTTACTGTTTTTTGATTATGCCACGCTAAAATATACTCAAAAAGATAACTATTTGCAATTCCATCTCCACCATTATCAGCGTAGGGACTTATGTAGTAAATGTTTGAATCTCTTGCCCAACCTTGCGTATTTCCCGCAACAGTTGCTGCAACATGCATTCCATGATTATCATTGGCATTGTTTAATGATGATCCTGATCTATAGGGATAAGTTCCATTGGATCCTCCAGTGACTTGATTTGTTAGAGAAAACCAGTTGAATTGTTGAACTCTTGTCCCACCTGATCCATCAGCATTCAATGCAAATTCGGGGTGCCCTGTATTTAAATGTCCATCAACAATTACAACATCTACATTTTTCCCTGAAGATGTTGTTGTAATAGTAGCACTAGCATCTGAAGTATTATCAGAACCCCAATTTGATACTTGAGAACCTCTGACAGATCTGTACAAACCCCAGTTTTTATTAGTATTTGCTGCAGTAGAACTTTTATCCCAATCGGATGAAGTTTGCACCCATGAAGGTCTTACTTGCACAGAATCTATCAAAGATTGTTTATCAATTGCTATGACTCTTTCATCTTCTAATAATGAACTGACTTCACTATCCTCTAAATCATATCCAGTGTTTCTACTGATTGGTCTTCTATCATAACAAGTTACTTCTCTATTTGGAATGGTAGAACTTCCACCAGTGGTTTCCATCTCATTATAAAATGAGTCGATGTCAGTTCCTTTTTTTACTGTAACTACGTACTGTGTCATTAGTCTTCCATTTTTACTACAGATAATGTAACAGTAATATCTGCGGCAGATGATTCATTATTCGTTACTGCAGCATAGACTGTGCTTCCCACAGAAACATCATTATTCCATCCGATGACTCCTGGAGTCATTAAGAAAGTGCTTATACCAGCAGTTTCTGTACGAACCTCTGCAATCAATCCAGACCCTGCTGCAGGATCTGCCAAATAAGATCTACTAGCATCTGAAGTTCTTGACGCAGCATCAACATAAAGTCTTACCCATGCAGCACTACTAATTCCAACCTTTAATAACCCATAAGACTTATATGCTGTGATGCTCAAGTTGGATGTGGCACCCGCTCCAATAGATCCTGTTGCTGCAGAAACATTCGTTCTACTGGTGGTAATACCGCCTCCACTAAAAGATGTTGCTGTACAAACACCAGTGATGATTACACCACCTGGATCAGTTTTTAGCCTCTCTTGTGTACCAGTAGAATAAAGTTTTGCAGTTCCATTATCATCTGCATAAACTGAGAAAGTGCCAGTTCCATTACCACTTAATGTAACACCCCCCTCTGCCTGAATGAGAATTCCTCCCGCATTACTACCAGCATTACGAATATATGAAGCAGCACTACCTCCAAAAATTTCAAAAAATCTATTAGATCCGTTATACATTTTAAATGTACCAGACTCCACAGCACTAGTACCCATGGCAAAATCGTAGGCAGCTGGCATATCAACATTACCGACAAAAGTGGATACACCAGTTATGTTAATACCACTATTTCTGATTGTAACAGCAGTGCCAACAATGGCACTACTCATTGTAGTTACACCTGTTACTTCTAAGTCATTTTCAATCTTAACTTTCTTTGTGGTACTAACTCCAGTGTTAGTATCATAGTTAGCCCATGTTCCACCAGCACCAGTGCCACCACTACCAGAAGAACTAATTGTTACTTGTCCAGTGCTTCCAGATAAAGTAATATTTGAACCAGCAACCAGTGAAGTGACACCAGCCCCTGTCAATTTTTCTCCGGCAATAGTTACTTCAGTAGCAGAAATTATTCCAGTATTTCCATTTATGGTAATACCAGTACCAACAATAATTTCATTTGTAGATCCATTTAAAGTAACAGAACTAGATCCAACTGTTAATATGCCAGTAACTCTGGCATCACCATTAACATATAAAGATGTCCCTGAGGCACCTACAGCACCTACTTCAAGAGTAAATCTAGGATTAGTGGTTCCAATACCAACACTTGAAAGAGTATTAATACCAGAACTTACCACATCCCATCTACCATTCGATAGGGTGCTTCCATCTCCAAAATATTCATACAGTTCGGTAAAATTATCATTAATTTTACCACCAGCGGCTCTTAAATTATCACCTGAACCATCATTTGCAGATGAACCCGTTCCTATTCCCTGTCTTGCCATGTTATTTGGGTTTAAAAATATTTATATCAAGTAGTTCTTAAATTTAAGAGAATTATCTCTTATCAAACTATCAGAAGTGGAAATTCCAGTAATTCCGTTCAAAGTGTTTGCAGAATAAGAATTATTCTTAGTTCTCCCGTTGAGATTAATCCTACCCCAAGAAAACTCTCCAAAGTAATTTGAGGTTGTTATACCACCAGAATAA